TCCGTCTATTGACCAATACATCGGCGGCATTGAGCAAGGCGACTTAATTGTGATCGGTGCCCGTCCCGGAGTCGGAAAGTCGGCTTTTACCGCGCAAGTTGCGAACTGTTTGGCGAAAGATGGATTTAGGATAGGGTTTTACTCCCTCGAAATGACAGAAAAGCAAATGTTCGCGAGATTTTTATCGTCTGTAAGTGGGATCCCGATGGAGCGGATCAGGGAGAGCGAGGATTTTGCGAACGGAGAGGAAAAGGAAAAGTACAATAAGGCGGTCAGCCTGCTTCAGAAACGGACGAACCTTTTTATTCGTGTTGGTTCTAAAACAGTTTCGGAAATCCGGAGAGAAAGCCAATACATGAACTATGACTTAATCATCATTGATTACTTGCAGCTTATCAAGCCGGAAGGGACTTATAAGAACAACCGATATGCAGAGGTCGGCGAAATCAGCCACAGTCTGAAAGCAATGGCGCTTGACTTTAAGATTCCGGTCATCGCACTCTCCCAGCTTAACCGGGTAAGTGTTGGTAAACAATCGAAAGTGCCGACAATGGCGGAAATGCGGGAGAGCGGTGACATTGAACAGGACAGCTCGGTAATCCTGTTGATGTGGGACGACGAAAATGACCAGACGATTAAGCATTGCAAGGTAGAAAAGAATAGGCAAGGCAAGCGTGGAGAGACGCAGCTTAAATACGACGGCACGCACATCTTATTCAAGGACAGCGACGGATTTATCCCATCGTTTGATGATGAGGACGATGGATTTAGACCGATTGGAGAGGACGAACCGTTGCCGTGGTTGTAGGAGGTAAGGATTAAAAATGGCAAAACCAAAAAGGAATGATATTACGAAAGAAAAGCTTCTTGAACTTAAAAACCAAGGCTTAACAACGATGGAAATTGCGGAACGACTGAACTGTTCCAGAAAGACAGTTACAGACAGGATGGCAGAGTTTGGGTTGAGCAGAAAGTACTTGAAGCGCAAAGAAGGTACAAAACTTTTAGAAATGGCAAAGATATATAGCGCCGAAGATATTGCCAAGATATGCAGATGTGATGTAAGAACCGTCTATTATTGGCTACACATGATGGGTGTCACGGCAAGGTCTAAGAGCGAAACTGAACCGGTTATTGAAAAACCAAAGAAAAAAGTCGAAGACCCTCTGCGTTGGAAAAAAGAAATACTTAGGATGTATGGAGTATGGCCATCAGATGATGACAAGCCCGGCACAAAAGGAATTGATTGCAGAGATGGTAAACACTGTAAAAAATGCTTTTATTCTGGAGGAAATACTTGCAATTATTTGATTATTGCACATGAGCGGAGAGGGTGTTCACCGTGGAATTGTGACAAGTATAAAAAGGGCACATATAAGGACAAGATGGACGATAAGAGCAGATACTATTAGGAGGTGTGATATGAGAAAACTATATGAAACAAATGACGGATTCAGACAGTATGTTGACAAGTACTGTGTAAAGCATGAAATTGACCGAGAAACGGCTTTTACTCATTCTGTGATAAGAAATGCGTATGAGTATTATGAAAACGCAGAAAAGGGCAAAATCAGCGTTACAGAAGTAAAAGCAGGATGTGGCGGTGCCGGTGCAGAAATGGGGGAGTGTAAATGACATTTCAAAAATTCTTTGACGATATATGGCGGTTAAAAATACATCATACTTTACTTTTTGAAGCAAATGATTTCGATGAGGTTTGGGGTTGGGCTGACGAAAACGAGAACGGTCTTTGGGCTGATATTCCTGCTGATCCTATTGTCACTATTGATACGGCACACACAGATTATCGTGCGGAGTATTTTCTTGCAGAAAAGTGGCTGAATGCAGAAGTGACTAACATTATCATGTTGAGCGGTTGCGTTTGCATATTCTTACTGCCACAGGATGAACAAGTCGGAAATCCAGACAGGTTGAAAGGAGAGGATAAGGAATGACAGTAAAAGAGATTCCTGTGAATATAAGATGTTTGGAATATAGACAAGATAAAGCCGATACGGATTATGGTTCATGCCTTTATGCGAGATTTTACTTCAATCTTGACAAGTACGAACTGAATATCATATCGGATGTTGGAAACTATGCCTATCAATGGGTTGCCACACCAGAGCGTGAGAGTTTTTTGGAACTTATGGCACGAATAACAGACGATTATCTTTTGGGTAAATTGTGTGGAAGTCCAAAGGAGTTTGATTATGAAGCCACAAAAGCACATTTTTATGACTATGCAAATGATGAGGATGATAAGAAGAGATTAGATGAAATCTTTGAAGAGATTGAATTAAAATACATCCCCGAAAGCGGTGAAACCTTTATAGAAATGTTTGAACAGGAAAATGATGGTTGGTGGTGTGATGTGTGGGAGTATCCTGTATACAAGTACACGGCATGGCAGGAAAAGATAGTAAGTGTGTTTAAGAATGATATTCAGCCTGTTATAAGAAAAATGGTCAAGGCAGAAAGTGAGAATAAGAAATGAGTAAAATAATAGCAACAAAGCATACTAATATATGGATTTTTGAAGATTTTGGTTTTGCTTTTATATTTGCACCTGGGTATAGCATTTATGTCTTACTTGGATTTGTTGGTGTAAACATATATTTTGATAAATATAGAAAGTGAGGAATAAAATGTATAGCATATTATTGACAAATGGAAATCTTATAAATATCAATGCAACCGAAATAGAATGGTGCGAGAAATCACGAATGATAAAGCTAATCAATGACAGACAAGTTGTTGCAAGAATAAACATGGATAATGTGGTGGGTTGGATAAATGCAGATTATATGAAAGAAAGTGAGGAATGAGTAATGACAAACGAGCAGGCAAGTGAGATTCTAGATGATTATGATGTGAATTTTCATGGACATACAGCGGAAGAAGTAGCGCAAGCGTTTGATTGTGCTTTTAAAGCTTTAAAGCAAGAGCCTTGTGGTAAATACATCAAAGAAATAGACCATTTGCGAAAGTATATCTGCAAGTTGGAAACACAAATCGTAGAGCAACAGCCGTGCGAGGATGCAATCAGCAGACAGGCATTGAAAGACTTAGGCGCTGAATGTATTGCAAAGCGTGATGAAAACGGTAATCTTATTCCGCTTGGTTGCATTGACAATTTACCATCTGTCAGTACAGAAAAGACAGGGCGGTGGAAGCGTGTTAGTATAGATAAATACATTCAGCACGCTATGGCATATTACAAGTGTTCTGAATGCGGAGGTCAGACTATTGGACAGACGGAGTATTGCCCAAACTGCGGTGCAAAGATGGAGGTAGAAGAATGACACTTGAAGAAGCAATAAAGAGTGCAGAGGAAGTAGTAAACGCCAATGAAAGATTAATCAAAACGATACACCCATCTATGCAGCTAGTTGATTACGGTAAAATCGCAGAAAGACACAGGCAGCTTGCGGAATGGCTGAAAGAGTTAAAGCAGTTAAGAGAACAGGCAAGGTGGATTCCGTTCAAAACAAGACCTATGACAGAGGAAGAAATGACCTTTTATAGAGATTGGGCGGAATATGGAGCAGAATTATTTGATTGCCCTTTGCCCGATGATGGACAGGAAGTGCTTGTATCATGTGGCGGTAATGTGTGTATAGATACTTTTGTAAAGGATGATAGCGACGGATGCTATTTTGAAGGAGTAGACATTGATGATGTAGAAGCGTGGTGTCCGTTACCAGAGCCTTACAAAGCGGAAAGGAGAGAAAATGACAATTAAGCATTTACAAGATGAGTTATCCCGGATTAAACGCTATTATCAAATGACAGGCGAAGATGCGGAAGTGGTGGAAGAGGCTATTGACAGGCTGATGTATGTTAGCTCATTGATTGATCAGTATCAGCGTGAGATTGAGTTACTTGATCAGGACATTCAGGACGAACCACGAGGAACGGCGACTGTTATTAAAAGGGCGCAGATGGGAATGCTTTATCGAGTAGTTAGCGATTTAAAAGGAGACGAATAAATGGCACGCAAATACAGTTTTTACTCCCGATATGAAATGACTAAAGAGGAGCGAGAGTGCGCTTATTGGTATGCTTTGCGATACAATTCGTGGAAGTCAGAATACAATGCACTTGCCGATACATCGCGGGGCATTACATATTCAGATATGCCAAAAGGTTCATTAAACACAACATCTCCGGTTGAACGTGCTGCGATCCGGAGGGAAGAACTGTTGCAAAAGATTGAACTGATCGAGCAGACAGCAATCGAGGCGAGCCCTGATCTGTACCAGTACATTTTATTTGCAGTAACGAACAAAGGCAAATCGTTCACCTATTTGAAGAATGTGATGGATATTCCTTGCGACAAAGACACTTACTATGAGGCGCGCCGGAGGTTTTATTATGAATTATCACAACATATCTAAAAGATAGGGAAATGAACACAAGATATGATGATATATTGATATTGTGGAAAAAATCCACAGACAAACTTTTGCTTGTCATAGTTTGTTGCTCCTGAAGAGCGGTCATTTACTGAGTAGGTGGTCGCTCTTTTTAGTTGCACTTTTTGGCACAAAATAGCCAAAAGATATTTGAAAAAACCTAAACAAGGATCCGGATCAGATGCAGGACTTCGCTAAAGACTTCTATAAGTCAAAGACTTGGCAGAAATGCCGACAGGGATATATCGCTTCCGTTGGTGGTCTCTGTGAACGCTGTCTGAAAAACGGGTTGATAAATCCAGCTGTGATAGTCCATCACAAGGTACACATAACGCCTGATAACATCACTGATCCTTCTGTCACTCTATCATACAACAACCTTGAGGCGCTGTGCCGTGACTGCCACGCCATAGCACACGCTAAGTATGTCAAGCGTTACGTTGTTGATGAGTTGGGCAGAGCGACAGCTAAGTAACCCGCTGCCATAGCCCCCGCCTGTGAAATGTTTCACGCACGCCTGGGCGACCGAGCGATGGGGTGTAAAATTCCTCTCTAAATAGGCACGTGTTTTTGGAAAGAAAGCCAGACAAAGGAGCGAGAAGATGGGAAAAATTGCCAAAGTGCAGGAAGTCACCCTGAGTAAGCTGATTCCGTATGTGAACAATGCAAAGATTCACAGCGAGGAACAGGTCACAAAAATTGCTAGTTCAATCAGGGAGTTTGGATTTGTTAATCCGATTTTGATTGACAAGGATTTCAATGTTATCGCTGGGCATGGTCGCTTGATGGCGGCGAAAAAATTAGACATGGAGAATGTTCCGTGTTTGTTTATCGAGGGGCTAAGCGAAGCACAACGCAAGGCTTATATACTGGCTGATAATAGGCTTGGTGAGCTTGCGGAATGGGATATGGAATTAGTTGTTTCGGAATTGGAACAATTAAAGGATATGGATTTCGATTTCGAGCTTACTGGGTTTGAATTACCGAGCTTTGACGAAGATTCCGAAATACAGGAGGATTCCGTTCCAGACGTTCCCGAAGAACCGATTTGTAAACTCGGTGACTTGTGGGAGCTTGGTGAGCATAGATTGATTTGTGGAGACTCAACCGATGTAAATGTCATTGATAGGTTGATGGATGGAGTAAAGGCTGATATGGTATTTACTGACCCGCCTTACGGATATAATTATCAATCCAATATGCGAACAAAATCAGAGAAATTTGATGTATTAGAGAATGATGATAAAATATTAGACTTTTTTCCAAACTTGCTTGGAAGAGTAAATGGCTTTGTAATGATATGCACCACTTGGAAGGTATTAGATAAATGGTTGCCACTATTCAAACAATATTTTGATTTGTCTAATATGATTATATGGGATAAAGGCGGTGGCGGTATTGGAGATTTAAAGCATACATTTTCAACCGATTATGAAGTAATTTTGTGTGCCAATAATGGAGAGGAAATCAGAGAAAAGCGTATTGGTAGCGTGTGGAGCATTGGAAAAGATAATGCGAACGATTACGAACATCCAACGCAAAAGCCTGTTGAGTTGTCTGCAAATGCAATTAGACACACAACCGATAGAGGGCAAGTGATATTAGATTGTTTCGGCGGTAGTGGTAGCACACTAATAGCATGTGAACAGTTAAACAGAAAATGCTATATGTGCGAGTTAGACCCGCATTATTGTGATGTCATCATACAACGCTGGGAGAACTTAACGGGCAAAAAGGCGGTGTTATTAAATGGACAAAGCAAGGAATAATTTTGTTTCGGAAATAACCCGTTTACGCTCGGCGGCACAAAAAACAACTTCCACTTATCTCCGCCGAGATTATTTAAAAGCGGTCAAACGCATGGAAAAAGAATTGCGTCAATATGACACATTTAGGAGTCGAGAAACCTGATTAGGAGAGGGACAAAATGTCAAAAGAGAAATTAACGCTCCAAGAGCAAGCGAATCGAATATTAGAGCAAGCACAGGAAAAGGGAGTTCAATCGAACTTCTTTTTTGTTACTACATTTAAGCGGTATCAGGTGCAGATGGCAACGCTCGCACAACTTGAAGAGGCAATCAAGGAACACGGCCCGACAGTTGAAAAAGAGTATGTGAAGGGCAGGCAAAACATTGTTGTCAATCCAGCCATCACAGAATATAACAAGACTTCCACCGCTGCGAACGGTACAGTGTCCACTCTGATCAACATTATCAAGACATTATCAAATGAGCCGGATGCAGTGGATGCCCTGTCCGAGTTCTTAAATGGATAATTACATTTTTGCTTACTACCAGAAGATCAATGACGGCTCCATTGTGGTCGGTAAGTGGGTCATGCTTTTGTACGAAAACATAGTCACGGGCATTGAGAACGGGACATATATATTCAATCAGCAGAAGGCAAACAGGGCAATCAAATTCATCGAGACCTTTTGCAGACACAACAAAGGCAAGCTGGCTCCTAGACCATTAAAGCTGTCACTCTGGGAAAAGGCTTTTATTTCTTGCATATATGGAATAGTTGATGAGAGCGACAAGCGGGTGTTCCGTGAGATCGCTCTTTTTGTTGGGCGTAAATGTGGCAAGACGCTCCTGGCATCCGCAATTATGGCGTATGAAGTTTATGTGGATGGGGAGTTTGGTTCGGAGATTTACTGCGTAGCTCCGAAGTTGGATCAGTCGGACCTTGTGTTCAGTGCGTTTGAGTTTACGAAAGACAAGAACCCTGACCTAGCTAAGAGGACACGAAAAAGGAAGAATGACTATATAATCGACTCGACCAATACAACAATCAAAAAAATAGCATTTAACGAAAAGAAGGCAGACGGTTACAACCCTATGCTTACTGTTGCTGATGAGATGAGCTCTTGGCCTGCGGAGCGTGGCCTTAAGCAGTATGAGGTCATGGTTTCCGGCACAGGTGCAAGGCAAGAACCGCTCACGCTTTCAATCAGCTCTGGCGGCTATGTTAATGACGGAATATATGATGAGCTGTTCAAGCGTGGCACAAGGTTTTTACTAGGCGAAGCCAATGACAAGAGACTCCTGCCTATTTTTTATACAATAGATGATCCTTCCAAGTGGGACGACATAAACGAACTGCGGAAGAGTTTGCCAGGAATGGGCGAGTCGGTTTCGGTTCAGTTTCTACTTGATGAGATTGATGTAGCACGTGACTCTTTAAGTAAAAAGACGGAGTTCCTGTGTAAATATTGCAATCTAAAACAAAACAGCACACTCGCATGGTTAGATGCTTTTGTTGTGGAAAACATGAGCGGCGAACAGTTCAACCTTGAGGACTTCCGCTCCAGTTATTGCGTGGCTGGCATTGACTTGTCACAAACCACCGACTTGACCGCTGCCACGGTTGTGATTGAGAAGGATGGCGAGTTATATGTTTTTGCTAAGTTTTGGCTCCCTGCTGAGAAGATCGACGATGCTATAAGTCGTGACGGTGTTCCGTATAACATTTACATACAGCGAGGGCTTCTTGATGTATCTGGCGATAATTTCGTGGATTATCACGATTGCTTCAACTGGTTTCGGATGCTTGTTGAGGAATATGAGATCCTGCCATTGATGGTTGGCTATGATAGATACTCCGCACAGTATTTGATTCAAGATCTGAATGCGTATGGTTTTCAGACTTCGGATGTATATCAGGGCGACAACTTGTGGCCTGTTTTACAAGAATTTGAAGGTCTTACAAAAGACGGGAAAATTCATATAGGCGATAACGATCTTTTGAAAATTCATTTATTAAATTCAGCCATAAAGATGAATGCTGAACGAGGCCGTGGTCGTCTAATAAAACTGAATCCAAATGCACATATAGATGGTTGCGCTGCTCTTATAGATGCTATGTGTGTTAGGCAGCATGATTATGATGAGTTTGGCGATAGGTTAAGAAATGACTAATTTTACTGTTTATATGCACGTGAATAAAGAAAACGGCAAGCGTTACATCGGAATAACAGGTCAAAATGTTAGTAGAAGATGGAGAGCCGACGGAAGTGGTTATAAGCAAAATCCTTATTTTTGGCACGCAATACAAAAGTATGGTTGGGATTCATTTGAGCACATAATTGTAAAAACAGGAATAACAAAAAAAGAAGCGTGTGAAATGGAAATTGCATTGATTGCGCTTTATAAAAGCAATGATCTGGTGCATGGATATAACATTTCCGATGGCGGAGAGTATAACAGGATGCCGGAAGCTACTAGAAAACGGTTGTCCGCTGAACGTAAAGGGAAAAATTTAGGAAAAGATAATCCTAACTATGGAAACCATAAGATAGCTGGTAAAAATAATCCAAATTATGGAAAACATCACGATGAAGAAACAAGAAGAAAAATGAGCCTTAATCGTAAAGGTAAAGGCTTAAAAAGTTTTTCTGAGGAGCACAGACGAAAAATTAGTGAAAACCATGCTGGTGGATCTGATAAAAAATCTGTTATTTGCGTTGAAACAGAAGTTGTTTATGAAAGCATAAACGACGCTTCTAGGAAAACAGGCATAAATAAAAAAATGATATCCGGATGTTGTAGAAATGTTCCCCATTTTAATACGGCAAAAGGTTATCATTGGCAATTTGCGACAGAATGAGGATTTTAGAAATGGGACTGTTTGACAGCATATTTAGACCAAAACAGGCTAAAGAATCGCAGAAGGCATTGAAGGACGCTGTTGGGTACTTCAAGACCATAACAGGGTATGAGCCGGTATTCCATAACTGGGAGGGTGCTATCTACGAAAGCGAGCTTGTCAGAAGTGCGATTGATGCGAGGGCAAGGCATATATCAAAGTTAAAGTTTGAGATTATTGGCTCTGCACAGCAGCAGTTACAGACTAAGCTACGGCAAGGGCCTAATCAGTGGGAAACATGGAGTGCTTTTCTTTATCGAGTGAGCACCATACTCGACAACCAGAACACTTGCTTTATCACTCCCGTATTTGACGCTGATATGCGGATTACAGGATATTTTCCCGTAATGCCGGACCGTTGCACCATAGTCGAGTATGAAGGGCTCCCTTGGCTCCGTTATAAATTCCATCGTGGCGAATATGCAGCGGTAGAGCTCCGCAAGGTTGCGGTTTTAACCAAGTTTAGGTATCGCAGGGACTTTTTTGGAACAGATAACGACGCTTTGAGCAGCACGCTTGATTTGATTGACATTAACAACCAGGGCATCAAAGAAGGCGTTAAGAGTGCAGCCACTTACAGATTCATGGCACAGCTTAACAACTTCACTAAGCACGATGATCTCGTGAAAGAGCGTGAACGGTTTACAAGCGAGAACTTCTCGAAGGAAGCCAAGGGCGGCGGCTTGCTTCTGTTCCCGAACACTTACGCCAATATTAAACAGATCACGACAACGCCGTTCACGGTTGACAAGGATCAAATGGAGCTTATTCAGACGAATGTGTTTAATTACTTCGGCGTGAATGAGGATATCTTACAGAATAAAGCCTATGGCGACGCTTGGAGCGCATTTTATGAGGGCTGCGTTGAAGAGTTTGCTATTAAATTTTCCGAAGGGCTTACAAAAGCAATCTTTTCAGAGCGTGAGCGTGCTAACGGTGCTGAGGTAATGCTAACAGCTAACCGCTTGCAGTACATGAGTAATAAAGACAAGATGGCATTTACCAATGACGGACTTGATCGTGGAATGCTATCTGTCAATGAAGCCCGTGAGGTGTGGAACATGGCACCCGTTGAGGGTGGGGACGTTCGCACGATTAGGGGCGAATACAAGAACGCAGACGAGTTAAGCGAGGAGGACACCACAGATGAGCGATAAATTTTATCGAGACTTCCAATGTGAGGTCAGAGCGGCACATGACGAGGATCATGGCGACCACATCACAGGACAGCCGATTGTTTTCGGTGACTTCTACGATGTAGGCGGTTATTACAGAGAGACGATTGACGAAGGCGCACTTGACGGAACAGATCTCCGGGATGTGCGTTTTTTAGTTAATCATAACTTTTCTATGATTCCACTTGCCCGGAGCCGCAACAATAACGCCAATAGCACCATGCAGCTTGAGAAGGTGCAGGGTGGTTTGAATATCCGGGCAGATTTGGACACCGAGAACAATGCCACAGCGAAAGAGTTGTACTCAGCCGTTAGTCGTGGCGATATCTCCGGGATGTCCTTTGCGTTTTTGGTTGACAAGGACAGTTGGACGGATTTGGACTCCGACTATCCTACTCGACACATAGAGAGCATTTCAAGCGTTTTCGAGGTTAGTGCGGTCACTTCACCCGCATACGAAGCCACATCTATCGAAGCACGTTCTGATGTTGAAGCACTGGAGAGTGCGAAGGCTAAGCTGGAGAGCGAAAGACAGAAAGTCGCTGAAGAGAGACAGGCAAAGATCGAACAGCTTGAGCAAAAAATCAAAAAACTCAGGGAGGTCTAATCATGAGTATTGAAGAAATCAAAAACCTTGACATAGAAGGGATCGAGGCTCGTTCCCTTGAGATTAAGGACGAAATGACGGCAGAAAACGCCGATTTGGAGACACTCAACGCAGAGGTTGACGCACTCGAAGAGCGCAAGGCTGCCCTGGTTGAGGAAATGAGACAGGCACAGGCCGCAGTTGTTGCAGGTGCTGGCACTGAAATCGAGAAACAGGAGGAAAAACACATGATCACAATGAACGAAGTAAGAAGCTCTGAGCAGTATGTGAATGCTTATGCAGAGTACATCAAGAGCGGCGATGACAAGGAACTGAGAAGCGTATTGACCGAGCTGGGCGTTGATGCTTCCGGTGCTTCCGCAGGTGCTCCTATCCCTACCGTAGTAGAGGACAGAATCCGCACTGCATGGG